TAAAAGAACACTTAAAGAAAAGTTCGGTTACGATGTATCTGGACTAGCAGCATGGAAAGATAACAACCTTCCAAACATTACACCAGATTTAATTTCAACTTCTAGATTCTTAGAAAAATTAATGTTAGAAGAAGGTGTTAAAGGATCTCGTGAAATCGCTTTATTATCTTCATCTGTAGCGTTACAGGCAAAGGCAGCTTGTACACCTTCACCTGATGGGTCTGTAGTTTTCACTGAGAAAGTTTTAACAACTAAACCTTTGTATATGGGTGTTGAGTTTTGTAACGAAACTTTAAACACTAAAATGACTCAAGTATTGAATGCTTTAGGGATGAAAAACCAAGAAGGTCAATTACCTGCACCACTTGAAACTATCCTTATGGCTTACTTAACTAAACAATTACAGAAAAAAGCTGAGCGTTTAGTATGGTTAGGTGATACAGCGTCTTTAGATACTGAATTAGTACACTTTGACGGTTTAGTAAAAACTTTAAAAGCAGATACAGCTGTATTAAAAACTACTACTACTTTCGCTACTATTACAACTTCTAACGGTTATGATGCAGCTTATGAGGTTTTCACTAAGATACCTGCAGAGATTTTCGACAACCAAATGGAAGTTGCGTTGTATACAGGACGTACTGAGGCTTTGGCTATCATTTCAGACTGGAATGCTTCAAACGCTTACGATCGTATTCAATACACTTCAGAGGGTGGTTCTATTCGTTTCATTTTGCCACAAACAAATGTTGAGGTTATTACAGTACCTGCATTAGATGGTCAAAACGAAATTTTTGCAATCCCTACAGCATTAGTATTTTTAGGTGTTGATGCACGTGAGGATGAAAATTTTGATATTAAATACGATGCTTACAACGAAAAATTGAAAGTTGATACTTCTTTCAGATTAGGTGTACAGTATGTATTCCCTCAATACTTTGTAAGAGTTAAAAGAGCTTAATTATTAATCTAGGGGTGTAAAAACCCCTTTTTAAAATATTATAAATATGTGTGAATTAAGTGCGGGCTTTAATGCCTTAAATTGTGACTCATCTGGTGGTGTTGCGACACTTTACATAGGGTCATTAAGAGATGCAACTACAGGAGCTGCAAACTATACGTACACACGTACGGCTGGTGAACTTACTGCAATGGCTAACGTTGGAGCTAAATTATTCTATACAGTTACTGTAGATGCTGAAATGTCTGATTTTACTGTTAATGCTATCGGTTCTCGTGAAAACGCTTCGACTGGTTTTGAGATAACAGGAAATATTAAATTGGCTGGTAACACAGCGGCTATGATTGAACAATTAGAAAAACTTTCAAAAGACCGAGTTTGTTTAATTGCTAAATTAAATGACGGGACTAACGAGGTTTTAGGAGTTGATAACGGTTTAAAATTCTTATTTAATCGTACTTCTGGAACTAAGTTTGACGACATGAACGGTGTAACTTTGACTTTTACAGGACGTGAAAAGAAAAACGCTCCGAAAGTTAGTGATGTAATCGTTGCTGCTTTATTAGTATAATTAGAATTATGTTAAATAGAATTAAGGGTAGTTTCGGCTGCCCTTTTTTAATACTTATATTATGGAATATTTAGAGAATTTTAAAGGTAAAAACGTCTATATAGATAAAATAAAGGGTTTTTTAGTGGCAAATGAAGAAAATAAAGAGATTTTATTTAAGTTGTTGCCTAATATTTTTGTAGAAATTAGTAATTTAGTAGAAAATAAACCTGTCAAACGTGTTCTTTCTAATCGAAAAAAGCCAAAACAATAGCATTTGTTTAACTCTTAATGAGAAAATGAATGATAACTATCCTGAGATATGGTTATTTCGATTTGTAAATGAACAATCTAAGAAGGAATACTTCTGCAATCTTACCGATTTATCTACTACAAAAAAGCGTTTTAATCTTTTTAATCTATACGAAGGTACTAGTATCACTTTACCTTTGGGAGATTATCAATATTACGTTTATCAAATGGAGATAATTGATGAAGAAAACTATAATCTAGGATTTTTATGTGAACAAGGTAAAGCACGTGTCAAAACTGATTCAGTTGCTATTCCAACGTTCACACAAACAACTACAATAAAGAACATTTATGAGTGATCAATACATATTTAGGGAGGCAAAAATTCCTTTACCAATAGAGAAACAAAAAGCTGGCCAAAGTTGGATTAGTTGGGGTGAACAAAACGACTACCCTCAATTTTTAGTTGGGCTTTTTTATAACTCATCCATCCATCAGGGTATAGTTAATTCTAAGGTGAAATATATTGCCTCAAGTGGTTTAGATGCTCAAACTACTGATGTGCAAAAATGGGAATTGATTAAGAAGAACGGGAACGCCCCTTTTAGCTTAGATGAGATTTCTTTAATGGTTGCAAAAGACTTTGAGTTGTTAGATTCATTTGCTATTATGTTTAAGAAAAATCCTATTTCAAAATTTTGGGATGCGCACCACGTTTCAACTGAATTGGTTCGTAAAGGGGAAGATTCAAGTTTCTTCTATTACTCTGAGAATTGGAAGGAACGTAACCAAACTGAAGAAAAAACAGGATTCAAAAAGATTAAGAATATTGAAGATTTAAGCCTAGAAGATAAAGAATGTTTATTATATGTTAGTTCACGTTCTAAGCAGCATATATTGGACGAGAAAACGGGTTTATTGACTAAGTCGGTTTATCCTATTCCATCCTATTCAGGTGCTATAAAATCAATCATGGCATCTATTGAAATGAACTACTTTCGTTATTCAGAGGTTGTAAATAGTTTCAAGGGTGGTACAATGATAAACATACCAACAGGTGCACCAGATAATGAACATGATAAGAAAAAATTAATTGCACAATTAAAAGGTGAGGCAACAGAAAGAGATAAACAAGGCGGAATTGTAGTGACATTTTCAAGAGGCTCAGAAAACGCCCCAACTGTAACGCAAATTAACGGTAATAATTTAGATCAACGTTACCTATTAACACAAGAAAGTATTATCGATGATATTATGGTGGGTCACTCTGTAATTAGTCCTACTTTGTTCTCAATCAAAACAGCTGGTCAATTAGGTGGGTCAAGCGAATTAGAAACAGCTTACCAATTATTCATGAATAACTACGCTTTAGAGCGTCAAAAGATAATTACCGACGCCTTAGAGTATGCACATTATACGCTTAATACTTTTGTTGGTGATATATTTTTTCAAAACAAGCCTTTGAATTTAAGTGGTAAAACAGAGGAGGTATCTGAGATAGCTAAAAAGATAAACGTACTAGATCCTAATTTGCAAAATGTAGTATTAGGTAAACTAACAGTAAACGAATTACGTGGATTAGCTGGTTTAAGTCCTTTACCTAACGGGGACGTGATTCAACAATCATTTAAAAATGAAGTAAGTGATGAAACAGTTATTTCATGGTTTAGTGAATTAGGGCGTACAGAATACAAAGAGGTTTATTCACAAGAAGTAAAGGATTTTTCTAAACTTGAAATGTCCGAAAAAGAATTACTTTCAAAATATTCCTTTGCTAACGACTTAACAGCCGATCAATTGAAAATAGTTGAAATGATTAACAACGGAGAAAGCTATGGTTCAATTGTAAAAGCTATCGATAAGGGTGCAACTTATGTATCTAGGCAACTAGTAGAACTAGAAAAGTTAGGAATGATTAAAGGGTTTGAACTAACACCAAAAGGTAAAACGAATGTAGGTGAAGTATCGTTTGAGGTTGTTTACCAATACAGAGAGCGTGAGGGAATACCACCATTAAAAGGTGAAAGCCGTCCTTTTTGTAAGAACTTACTAGCATTAAAAAGAGTGTTCACACGTGAAGAAATAGACCAAATTACAGCACGTTTAAAAGCTAACGGAATAGATAGGAATGTTTGGGAATATAAAGGAGGCTGGTACACTAATCCAGAAACAGGAGTACACACACCTTCATGCAGGCACACGTTTTTCCAAATCGTTATAAATAAGTAAGTTATGGCACATTTAATTAGTACAACAAATTTAAAAGCGTTATCTTACATTAGTTCGAATGTAGATGATCTTTTAATTTCTACTTTAATCACACGTGTACAAGACACTGTTTTAGAGTCTATTTTAGGTAGTCAATTATTCAACCGATTATTAACGGGTGTAGATAACGATGATTTAAACCCCGACGAAGTTCTATTGTTAGACACTTATATTAGTCCTTGCTTAGTTGCTGCAGTTGAAAAGAGGGCTACAGATATGACTACGTTAGAGATTCGACAAATTGGCGTTGCTAGAGTTAGTTCAGAGGGTGTTAATACTGTAAATGAAGACGAATTAAACCGATTAAGCAACTCTTTGAATAAAGACTATAATTTCTATAGGGAACGTTTAATAAGGTTCTTAAAATTGAACTATACGGTTTATCCAGAGTACACTTCATACTACGATTATCTTTACCCTTGTGATGATCTAAACCAGATCAATCCAGATCGAGGTTTTTCAGATACAAATATCAATTTCTCATGATAACGAGTATTAACCAACTTTCGGAGGAGCTTAAAGCAATTCAAGATTCACACTATCAATTGAATTCTTACTATTTTGGTGAGTTCAATTTGGCTTTACAAAATAGAGAATTAGAATATCCTTTACTAGTTTGTGATTATAACAACGGATCTATTAATATATCTAATACTAGCGTGCAATTATTTATAATAGTAGCTGACAAGGTTTATAAGGATAATTCTAATTTAATAGAGACTAAGTCGGACACGCTTCAAATTTGCAGAGATATATTTAACGTAATGAAAAAATCTCAAAGGTGGCAAGTTTTAGGACGTGTTACACAAGGAAATGTGACTTCATTTGTTGAACGTGGAAAAGATGAGGTTGCTGGTCATGTGATGAACGTAACTATCGAGCTTCGAGATACAAACGGGATTTGTGAGTTACCTATGAATGGTTATGACTTCGGAGGTAGTGGAGTTGTGGGGTGTGATCCTGTTTTAATCGTAAATTCAAACGGTACATTTAGCGTTTCAGCACCAAGTGGTACAACTTATGAATTAGAAGATATGATTTTTGAGGTGTATGTAAACACTAATTATAAAGAAGATATAATTTTAATACCATTAGATAATTAATTATGGCAAATACAATAAACATTACAATTGACAAAGCGTCAATGGGTTTAGACCAAGTAGATAATACTTCGGATTTAAACAAACCAATTTCAACAGCTCAACAGACTTACGTTGATACAGCTATTTCTAACATTGCAACTCCAACTTTGGCAGAAGTAACAGCGGCTGGAAGTGGGACAAGTACACCAATTTCTGTATTAAATGCAACTTTTAACTCTAATATCACACCTAGTCAAATAGCTACTTTAAGAGGCACTAAGGGTGTTTATTTAGATGCTGAGGGTGAAGTTTGGATAAGCACAAATGGTAACTTTACAGGTAAGTTTAAAACGACTAATTTAACTCACAATATTACGTTAGAAATGCCTGTTAAAAATACAGGTACATATACAATAGCAACTACTGATTTAATAGGTGCAGCGAATGGTTTAGCTGAGTTAGATTCAAACGGTAAAGTACCTTCGGCTCAGTTACCTTCATTTGTTGACGACGTTGAAGAATATGCAAATTTAGCTGCATTCCCTGTTACGGGTGAAAGTGGGAAAATCTATATTGCAATAGATACTAACCTTACTTATCGTTGGGGCGGTTCGACTTACGTAGAGATTAGTCCTAGTTTGGCATTAGGTGAAACTTCATCAAGTGCTTACAGAGGTGACAGAGGTAAAATTGCGTATGACCACTCACAATTAACAAGTGGCAACCCTCACAACGTTACAAAAACGGATGTAGGTCTTTCAAACGTTGTTAACTCAGATACAACTACAACCGCTAATATTACAGATTCATCCAATAAAAGATTTGTAACAGATGCACAATTAACAGCAATTGATAACTCAGCAAGTAAAAATCTTACGTTAGACCGTAAAACAGCGTCTTACACGTTAGTATCAAGTGATAACAATAAACTAATCGAAATGAACGTAGGAAGTGCTAACAACGTAACTATTAACAATAGTGTATTTAGTGCAGGAAATCAAATTTTAGTATCTCAATACGGTGCTGGTCAAGTTACTTTTGTAGCAGGGTCGGGAGTTACTTTACGATCTCCAAGCGGTAAATTGAAATTAACAGGTCAATATTCGTTAGCTACAATTATAGCAATTTCAGCAACGGAGTTTTACATTAGTGGGGATTTAACAGCATAATTATGATAATAGCAACTCATGGAATATTAGCAAATGCAACTTTGCCGAGCACATTAAATAACGGTTTATTTTCAGTGTATAAAGCAGAATCAAATGCGAATGATTCATTAGGCGTTTACAACGGAACTGCTCAAGGTGGTTTAACTTATACTACAGGTAAAAGTGGTAATGCTTTTACAGGCAATGGAACTAACGCTTATATTCAGTTACCAAACGACTCACATAATTTCGCAGGTGATTTCTCTGTTAATATGTGGTTTAATTTAGCAAGCACAGCAGGAACTTTTTATATGTTTTCAAATTTAGATAATACAGTTGGTAATATTCGAAGTTATGGTTATAGTATAATATACACAGGACTAGGGAATAGTGTAAGATTTAGTATTTATGGAACTTCCACATTAAATCTTGAGGCAATTTTTACAACAAGCACTAATAACTGGTTTATGGTTACTGTAACTCGCAAGGCGTCTACACGAAGTAGAATATATATAAATGGTAATTTAGTTAATTCAAACACCTCAACTATGAATCCAATATATACAGGAATTGTTGCACCATGCTTTGGAGTTGGAAAATCTATAACTTCTGGATATCAATCTGTATATCTTACAAATGGAAGTAAATTAGACGAAATAGGCATATGGAGCAGAGAATTGACACAAGCAGAAATAACGGAAGCTTATAATAGTGCAAGCGGCAAATTTTACCCTTATTAATTATGAACGTCTATAAATTAACAACAGAACAAAAAAACCTTTTAATTGGTCAAAAATGGGATGGTGAAACTTTTTTCAATCCTACTTTAGACGCAGACGGGAATTGGTTTATTTCAATCGAAGAAGTAAACGGATGTAATTCTATTGAATGGATTAAAAACTTGCCTTTAATACCTTATAATCCTATAATTGTGGAAATGATATGAACTACTTAAAAGACATCATTGAGCAACTCAGAAAAGCGAAAACAATCCTTTTAATACTTCTATTTGTTAGCTTTATTTTGTTTTACTACAAGTCGCTAATAACGGAAGTAGTAACTATTAAGGTAAAAAAGCCTGATGAAGTAAAGAAGGATATAAACGGGAATGTATTAATACAACAAATGTTAAATGAATTAATGTTAAAATACAAAGCTGATAGGGCGTACATATTCCAGTTTTCAAATAATGTGATGTACTACGACCAAACACACCGAAATCATACTTCAATGAGTTTTGAAGTTTGTGCAAATGGTATTAGTTATGAGTCTAGAGAATTACAAAAGTTACCCGTTAGTCTATTCCCTGTCTTTTTACAAGACGTAATGTTGGATAAATGTAAATATACCGATGTAGATTGCATGAAAGAAACGTCAACTAAAATATCATTAAAGAAACAAGGTATTAAATCATTGATAGTAGCACCTTATTTTAAAGATGGTTATTTCGTAGCGTATATTGGTTTGGATTTTGTAAAAGAGTATAATGATTTGAAATTTAATTATAAAGAATTTAAAGACAAAACAAACGAAATAGGTAACATTTTAACACAATAATAAATATGAAATTTTTAGAAAAAATAAAAGGCAAAACGCCTAGAAAAAACAAAGTAATAGGTCAAGTTGTTACCGTATTAGGTGCAGTTTCTTTGGCTATTGCTGAAAGTGGAATTGTAGATCGTAGACCTTTACTTAAAATAAGCTTAGAAGTCTTATCGGTTAAGTTGGGAGCAGTTGCAGTTTATAACGCACAAAAAGTGGAAGATGGATCAATTGACGTTAAGTAGAATTAAACTTGCTCATCCTAACATAAGAAAGGAATTAGAGCAATATTATGTAGAATGTAATAATCTTTTACCTAAAGGTGTTAGATTACGCTTTTCGCACGTGTATAGGAGTATAAAAGAACAAGACGCTTTATTTAATCAACGTCCGAAAGTAACCAATGCTAGAGGTGGTCAATCAATACATAATTACGGTTTAGCACTAGACTACGTTATACTATTAGATAAGGACAACAACGGAACTTTTGAGACTATTGAATGGGACTTGAAGTCACCTTATCATAAAATTGTTTGGGATTACTTTAAAAGTAAAGATTATGAATGGGGCGGTGACTGGAAAAAGTTCAAGGACTATCCACATTTTCAAAAGTCATTTGGTTACACGTGGCAACAATTAAAGAAAAAAGTTGATTCTGGTGATATTATTCGAGTAGATAATATTGTATATCCAAAAATATAAGTATATTTGATCATTCATTTCTTTTCATAATTTTTAAATTAAACACTAAGCCTAGTTAATTCTAGGCTTTTTTATTGCCTATGAAATTAATCGACTTAGAAACTAAACTTAAAGAAATTAAGGAGTTTAAAAACCTTAATCTTTCACATGGAACTATTTCAGATCCTCAAAAATTCATTGATCTTAATATTTCTTATCTTAAATCTCAATCTGGCAATCGTAGGTATTTACCTTATTACACTCGACTTTTGGAGTTTTATCTTCTTAATAAGTAAATCAAATATTAAAATATTCTTAAAAAATATAACTTTTATTTTGTAGTTAGGTTATTTAACCTTATATTTGTGTATCTAAAAATTAAAAGATATGCGAAACAAGGAACTATTTG